AAATTTAGCAAAATCTTTTGATTCTTGTCCATATACAGGTTTTGCTATAATTGATTCCCATTTATTATGTTTCATTCTTGAAACTAAATTTGAAATATACATTTTGGGATTTCGTGTATACCATTTTTCTTTTGTAACGCAGTGTGTTGGAGCAACTGGTAATCCTTTACTTGCAAGATATTTATAATATATACATTTGTTGTTAATAAATTTTTGATACTGGTATGGAGGATATACATTATTACTATTTTTAAGTGCTAATTTAAATTTACTAAAGTTATCTTTTTTTGTTAAATGAAATGCTTCCAAAAGATCATAAATTATAATAAAAACAAGATCATTTTTTTTAAAACGACGTGTAGATATTTCATCAGGTGTTATGTAGTCTATTTTTATATCAGGAAATTTACTTTCTATATATAAACCAATTGCGACATCGGCAGGAACAAATTTTTGTTCTTTTTTTTTAACAATAAATGAAGAGTATTTTGATTGATCTGCTAATTTTAACCAAGGTTTATCAGGTAAATCAATTGAAAGTAATTCATCTTTCTTTTTTTCTGCATTTTTATAATTTAATACTATTCCAATATTTAAATTATTCATTTAAAGTTAGTTCTTTATTAAGAACAATTATTTTTTTAACTTAAAAAATAACATTCGTAAGAATTATTTCATTAAAATAAAAACTATTTTTAGTTTAATGAAATATTAATGGATAATATAAGTTTAATTATTATATTAAGATCGTTATTTATATTTAGTTTAATAAATTTAGGATGGACCGTAAAACAGTGTAAAAGAAATAAAAATATGTATCAAATGTATAAATGTATAAAAAAAGAAAGGTAAAGTTTAATTAAAGAAATAAAAATAAATGGTTTTAGTAATAAGAAAAAAATCAAATGGGAGGAGGATTAGTACAACTCGCTGCTTATGGAGCGCAAGATGTATATCTAACTTCAAATCCACAAATAACCTTTTTTAAATCTATTTATCATCGATATACTAATTTTTCAATGGAATCGATTGTACAATTAATTGATGGAAATATTAATTTTGGAGGTAATATTACAATAGTTGTTGCACGAAATGGTGATCTATTAGGAAATATAATATTACAATGTAGTTTACCTGATCCTAATACTTATATCACTGATCCATCAATTTATGATTATTTTGGATATATTCAAGGTGTTGGTAACTATCTTATTAAAAATGTATCAGTTGAAATTGGTGGACAACAAATGGATGAACAATATGGTCAATGGATGGATATTTGGTCAGAACTTAATTTATCTGGATCACAATTAGAAGGATATGGAACTATGGTTGGAAAAAATTATTCAGCAGCAACTTGGCAACCATACGATGTTACATTTGAACCTGGTAGTATGTTACAAATTCCTTTACAATTTTGGTTTTGTAGAAACCCAGGTCTAGCAATACCTTTAATTGCCTTACAATTCCATGAAGTAAAACTTAAAATTACTTTTGAAACATTTCAAAATCTTGTTGTAGCAGTAACCAATAGTGTTTATGTAGCACCTGCTTTTAATGGAATGTCTCCTCAATTAAATGCAAATAATACATTTAGAATATGGAATAATTATTTCTTTTTAGATACAACGGAACGTAGAAAATTTGCACAAAATGCACATGAATACCTTATCGAACAAGTACAATCACAAGCAGGTAATGTACAGTCATTAACAGTTGATAATTACATTCGTCTTAATTTAAATCATCCAACAAAAGAAATTATTTGGGTTTTTAATAGAAATGGAACAAATGCTAAAAATAATGATTTTTCTATTGGAACAAATATCATTCCCAATGGAACACCTTCACAATTTGCACCAATGTATAATTTTAAACTTATTATAAATGGAACTGATCGTTTTAAGGAACGTCCAGGAGAAAACTTTAGACTTACACAAAATTATATACATCACACAAGAATTCCTGGTAATTATATTTATACTTATTCATTTGCACTCCGCCCTGAAGAGCATCAACCATCTGGAACTTGTAATTTTTCAAGAATTGATTCTGCACAACTTTGGTTTTATTTAAGAAATCGAAGTAGTTTACCTGGAAATATAACAGATTTACCTTTACAAGATTATACAGAACTTCCAAGTTATAACCTGTACTGTCCATGTTATAATGTACTTAGAATTATGGGTGGTATGGCAGGACTTGCATATAGTAATTAAACTTTAAATTAAAATAAAAGGAAATAATAACATAAATACATATCTTTATCACATGGATCCCTTTTCACCAATATTTATGGATCTTGAAAGTTTTATTATAACACATAATACATTTGCACCAATTGAATTTTATGATGAAAATGAAACTATAGAATATACTATACTAAAAGATGTATATAAATTTACTATAGTATTTCCAGATAAGGTGCGTGAATATATAACTCATGATGATAATTCTATAGAGAATATTATTTATATGCTTTCAACTGATATGGATGCTAATGATATTAATATAGTTAAAATAAAATCAGGTACTACATTAATATATAAATTTAATCCTTTAGGATCATCTACTATTCATAATACACAAAATAGATTCTATGACAATGAACCTAGACGCGGTCGAGAAAATAGATCTCCAAGAAGATTAAGATTTGGAAAAAAGGTTAAAAGGGTTAAAAAAGTATTTAGTATAAAAAATCTTATAAAAGATCTTAAAAAATTAATAAAAATTTAATAAAAATTTAATAAAAATTTATAAGGAAATATAAATTTGTTAAATAAAAAATTAAAAATTAATTAAATTTAATTAATTTCGTATTTTTTCTAAAAATTAAAATATTATTAAAAAGTACAAAACACACACACTAACTAAAAATGGGAGGAGGACTTATGCAACTTGTCGCCTACGGTGCCCAGGATATCTACCTAACTGGTCAACCCCAGATTACCTTTTTCAAATCAGTTTACCGCCGCCACACCAACTTCGCCGTTGAATCTATCCAACAGACCATCAATGGATCCGTTGCTGCTGGTTCTCGCGTTTCCGTTACCATCAGTCGTAACGGAGATCTTCTCAAGAATCTCTGGATTCAGTACAACCCCAGTAACCTAGTCACTGCCAATGCCACCGCTATCGCATCCGATGTTTCCCATGCTCTCCTCCAGATCCTCGAAATCGAAATCGGAGGTCAACTCATCGATCGCCACTATGGAACCTGGTTATCAGTCTGGCGCGATCTTACTGAAGTCAACCCCACAGGTGCCCAAGGTGAACTTGGTGCCAGCGGTGTTGAACCTGCACCAAATGGTGGAACTGGTTCAGTTGATACCAACCCCTCAACTCGCTACCATCGCATGTCATACACCCACCAGGGTGGTCTTGCCGTTACCAGCACCACTGCTGGTCCATCAGAATGCTACATTCCTATGCGCTTCTGGTTCTGCCGTAACCCTGGTCTTGCAGTTCCTCTCATTGCTCTCCAGTACCATGAAGTTAAGTTTAACATCCAGTTTAACCAGACCTCATCTTGGTGCTACTCTGCTGGTAGCAATGCAACAACTGGTCTTTCCACCAGTTGCAACCTTGCTGTCTATGCTGACTATGTCTACCTTGACACAACTGAACGTCGTCAGTTCGCCCAGAATGCCCATGAATACCTTATTGATCAACTCCAGTCACAACAGGAAGCATCTTCTGGTACATCATCTACCAACACCATCCGTCTCAACTTTAACCACCCTGTTAAGGAACTCATCTGGGTTGGTGCACCAACTTCTCTTGTTGCTCCAGGATCATCTGCTGACAATGTCGCTGGTTCTGCCACACCTTCCAGCATTGTTGTACCAACACCTGCTGGTGCCTCTGCTATTACCGGTGGCGGTAATGGTGCAACCACACCCCTTCAGTGCAAGATTATTCTTAACGGTACCGATCGCTTCACTGCACGGAATCTTAAGTATTTCACTCGTAACCAGGTCTGGGATTGCCACACTGGTTTCGGTGCCACTGGAACTCCTGATGCTATTGGTGTGTATTCATTTGCTCTTCGCCCTGAGGAACATCAACCCAGTGGAACATGTAACTTCTCTCGTATCGATACTGCTCAGTTATACTTTACCGGTGACTACGTGAACAGTCTTTACATCTATGCCGTTAACTACAATGTTCTCCGTATTATGTCAGGTATGGGAGGTCTTGCATACAGCAATTAAACGTAGTTTATTTGCAGGTCAAATTAAAATTATTTATTTATTGTTTGTTAAAAAAATTTTAATTAAAAATTAAAAATATATGTAGTCTATTTGTAAAATTCAAGGTATTATTTGTTTTTCCCTCCCATTTTTAAACAAAAACAAAAAAAAAATAAAATGGTCTTTATATAAGATCTATGACAAATAGATTAAAGTAATAAGAAACTAAAATTAAATTTATCTTAATATCATAAAATATGATATAAAAACAAGTTTAATAGTAAAAACAAATTTAACAAGTAAAAACAAATTTAACAAGTAAAAACAAATTTAACAAGTAAAAACAAATTTAACAAGTAAAA